ACCGGGCGGAACTAACCTAGGTGAAATTACAGATTTAAAATACTTTACTAACAAACTGTTTAGAGCTTTACGTATTCCAGCAAGTTATTTGCCAACATCAATTGATGAACAAGCAAACACTGTTTCGGATGGTAAAGTAGGAACAGCATATATTCAAGAACTAAGATTTAACAAATACTGCGAAAGACTTCAAAGCATTATGTGTGAAGCGTTTGACAAAGAGTTTAAACTTTGGTTAGACGGTAACGGCTATAACATTGATGCATCACTGTTTAACATTAACTTCCAACCACCACAAAACTTTGCAGCATACAGACAAGCAGAACTTGATACTACCAGAGCGAATATTTTTAGTGTAGTAGATGCAATTCCGCATTTAAGTAAACGTTTTGCAATGAAACGTTACTTAGGTTTATCACAAGAAGAAATTGTGGAAAATGAAAAATTGTGGAAAGAAGAAAATGCCGGTAACTTACAAGAACCAGGTGATGCTGGTGCGGAGTTAAGATCGGTAGGTGTAACGCCTACGGGGATGGCAACAGACGGTGCAGCCGAAGAAGCAGAAGCGCCAGCTGAAGCACCTCCGGCAGATGATGTAAGTGGTGGAGAAACTGCAGAAACTCCTGCAGTTTAATAAATACTAGTATGCTTTTGAAAGAATTTTTATATTTTAACGATGACGTAAACGATTTTTCCGTTGACCGTCGTTACGACAATAAGAAAGACGATGACGTCCTTGAAAAAGATGACACTAGAAAAATACGCCTTACATTACGTCAAATTAATCAATTAAGATTACAATCCGAAGCTCATGTTGCTGAAAAAGAATCAGAGCTAGATTTTATTAGACAAATGTACGGGGCGAAGCTTGAGCAAGAAGAATAAAAAACTCCATAAAGATATAGCATTTGTATTAGGCAACGGTATGAGCCGTAGAGCTATTGACTGTGAAAAACTTTTAAAAGTTGGCACAGTGTATGGTTGTAATGCACAATATAGAGAATTTGATCCTCATTACATTGTAGCAGTAGATGTTAAAATGGTTAATGAGATGATTGAAGCAAACTACCATCAAAAGGGTTCAGTTTGGACTAATCCTAATAAAGGTATTAAAACTAATACCGGTATTAACTTTTTTAGTCCACACAAAGGATGGAGTAGTGGACCAACAGCACTATGGTTTGCAGCACAAAACGGACACAGGCATATCTACATTGCTGGTTTTGACTATCAAGGACTTAAAGGAAAGTTTAATAATGTATATGCAGACACCTTTAACTATAAGAAAACTACTGATTCTGCAACGTTTTTTGGTAATTGGTTAAGCCAAACAGAGAAGGTTATTAAGGAATTTACCAAGACAACCTTTTATAGAATCATTGAAGATGGCGCATTTATACCAGATAAACTAGGTCCGCAGCACACTAACTTGAAGCATGTTAGTTTGCGTGATTTTGACAATACCTTTGAAGGAACTATATATCAACACAAAATGAGTCAAAATACTACCATTTAACCCTATTTTTATAACAATTATGTAAATATATAACAAACAGCCTTACCGATAATTTCAAGGAGAACAAAAATGGCAGATAAATCTACATTAGAACAAATGCTTGAAAACTTGGTTAACGATAACCAAGAGAAAGCAGAAGAATTATTTCACGAGTACGTGGTTTCTAAATCACGTGAAATCTACGAAAACCTTATTGAAGAAGAAATGAAAGATGAGGAAGTAGACGAAACTTCAGATAACGAAGACGAAGCAGTTGACGAAGCATCAAAAGATGATGATGCAGCAGAAGACAAAGTTGATGAAGCATCAGATGATGACGCAGAAGACAAAGTTGATGAAGCTACTGACGAAGACGAAGTTAAAGAAGACTCAAAAGACGAAGAAGTCGACGAAGAGTTTGAAGACGTTGCAATTGAAGGCGAAGACGATATGCCTGATATGGGTGGCGATCCTACAGACGATTTAGAATCAGAAGTTGATGCAGACTCAGAAGAAGAAGGCGAAAAAGAGCCAGCTGAGTTATTCCAAGATCTAGATTCAATTGTTGATGAGTTACAAGCAAAATTTGACGAAATCAAAGGTGATGAAGGAGAAGGCGACATGGATTCAGATATGGATTCAGAAGAAGCTTTTGCTCCAGAAACATCTGAAACCCCAGAAGTTGACGAACTAGATACTTTTAGAGAGTATGTAGAAAAAGTTGCTGGCGGACACGGTGCTGAGAAAAAAGGTGCACCTGAAGGCGCAGAAAGCAAAAAGTCAGTTGTCGACAATATGAAAAACGACATGGGCGGAACTACAGCTAATATTGCTAAAGGCGGCGAAGATTCAGGTAAGAATGATGGCGGACTAGCAGACATTACACCGAAAGACATTGGTGTAAATGATCCTAAAGCAGCAGCCAAAGGCGCTTTTAAAGAAAAAACAGCAGGACATGGCGCAGAAAAGAAAGGCGCAGGTGAATCAGCTGATAATAAGCAGTCAATTTTCCGTAGCAAACGATAGTAAAAAGGAAGACTATAAGTGAAAACTACACTAGCAGAACATCTGAGCTTCGATCAGGCTAAAATCGTAATTGAGCGTGATGAGCAGGCGGATGGTAAGTCGTTACATTTGAGTGGCATCTGTATTCAGGGTGACATTCGTAACGCTAATCAGCGTGTTTATTCTTCTAAAGAAATTGATAGGGCTGTCAAGACGCTCAACGAACAGATTTCTGGGGGGTATTCAGTGCTAGGTGAAGTTGATCACCCACAAGATTTACGCATCAATTTGGACAGGGTCAGTCACATGATTACAAAAATGTGGATGGATGGTCCAAATGGCTACGGAAAACTTAAAATGTTACCAACGCCGATGGGACAAATTGTTTCATCGATGTTGGAATCAGGAGTCAAGTTGGGAGTCTCAAGTAGAGGTTCGGGAGAAGTTGACGGAGATGGTAATGTTCAAGGATTTGAAATTATTACTGTTGATGTCGTAGCTCAACCATCTGCCCCGGGAGCATATCCAACACCAGTTTACGAACACCTTATGAATGCACAAGGTGGCTACAAGGCATTTCAAGTGGCACAAGAAGTACAAGGCGATACACAGGCACAAAGATATATAGCAGAGAGCTTGAAAAATTTTATTTCAAGTCTAAATAAAGCGTAGGAGAATCACAATGCTAGAGTTTGTAAAACAACTATTTGAAAACAATGTGATTTCCGAAGAAGTCAAGTCGGAAATTGAGACCGCTTGGGAAAAAACCGTTCAAGATAACCGTGATAATGTTACTACACAATTGCGTGAAGAATATGCACAGAAGTACGAACACGATAAGACCGCGATGGTTGAAGCAGTTGAGAAAATGCTGGCTGACAGAATTACAGCAGAGCTTTCTGAGTTTGCTGAAGACCGCCAAGGACTTATTGAAGCTAAAGCAAAATATGCTAATAAAATCGTAAAAGATTCAAAAGCTATGGAAGCATTTGTTCTTAAAAATCTTAAGAATGAATTAGCAGAACTTCGTGAAGATCGTAAAGCAGTTGCAGGTAACGTAGCCAAACTTGAATCTTTTATTGTTGATGCACTTTCGAAAGAAATTGCTGAATTCCATGCTGATAAGAAAGACTTAGCAGAAACCAAAGTTAAACTTGTTAGAGATAGCAAGGCTAAATTTGAAGAAGTTAAGAAAGACTTTATCAATAAAGCATCGAAAATCGTTGAAGGTACAGTATCGAAAGGTATTAAATCTGAAATGGTACAATTGAAAGAAGATATTCAGGCAGCGAGAGAAAACGACTTTGGTCGTAGACTTTTTGAATCGTTCGCAAGTGAATACGCTACTAGCCATTTAAATGAAAAATCTGAAACTTCTAAACTTCTTAAAGTTGTAAAACAGAAAGAAACTGAAGTAGAAGAGGCAGCAAAGATTGTTGCAGAATCTAAAGAGTTAGTGGAAAGTCGAGATGCAGAGATTGCTCGTATCAAAGATAGCGCAGCTAGACAAGATGTAATGGCAGAATTGCTAGGACCTCTTGCAGCAGAGAAGCGTGAGGTAATGGGTGAGTTACTAGAATCTGTACAGACTAATAAATTACACGCAGCTTATGACAAGTATATTTCTTCTGTAATGGAAGGAAGTGCTCCATCTAAAGTGGCGTTGACAGAGGCAAAAGAAATAACAGGCGATAAAGCACAAGGCAATCAAATTAGCAGTAGAGAAAAAACTGCTGAGATATTTGACATCCGCAGGCTTGCGGGCTTAAAAGTTTAAGGAGAAAAACAATGTCACAACTACTAGAAAGTCGCTGGTCAGAAACCAAAGATGCCCTTTTAGAAGGACTTCAAGGTAACAAGCGTACTGTTATGGCAACAACTCTAGAGAATACCCGCACGTATTTGAACGAGTCTGCCACTGCAGGTGCTACTTCTGCCGGTAACGTTGCAACACTAAACCGTGTGATCCTTCCAGTGATCAGACGTGTGATGCCTACGGTCATCGCTAATGAACTAGTTGGCGTTCAGCCAATGACTGGACCTGTTGGT